GATTTTTGCGCCTACGACAGCGAATTGGTCGTCATAGTTGCGGTCGACTTCCGATGTGAAAGTCAATTCGTTTTCCAAGACCATCAATGCTTCATTGGTGATCTTGGAGATGGTTAGCAGTTGATTTGCCATTTAAATTTCTCCAAAAAGATTAGGTTTACCTGATCTTGCCTGTCTTGCGTTGGGCTTTCCACTGTGCGTAAGTGCCATGAAATTCCCCATCGGAACCCATTGGCACATCTGCTGCGGTTGTCCCACCACGGATCGGGCTGATCGGTGCTGGTGCTCTACTTTTAGCCACAGTCTCAGTTTTAGCAGCTGGCTTTGAGGAAAACCTCTCTTCCAATTTACCTATCTCTCTTAAGGCCGCTTTTGGCGACATTCCAGCTATTCTTTTGCCAAGGTCATCGTTTTCAGCTAGGTGATACAGGATTTGTGGTCCAACATCACTCTCCAGAATTGCATCTCTAATGTCATCGTTTACAACAACATCACTAGACGCTACAACCTCATCAAAATCAGGCAATGACGATTTGGCTGATTGCACTTTGGTCGCCCAAGTCTGAATGATCTTTTGGCGCTCAATGGCTATCTTTTCCTCTGCATCACGCCTATCACGCTCCGCTAATGCCTTTTCTGTCGAATATTCCGCTAGGGCTTTCGCATACTCAAACGCATCTTGGAACTGGCTAGGTTGAGGTTCCTGATCCACATTCCGCACTGGTTGGGGCTGCTTTTCAATAGCCGCTAACCTTTGTTCCAATGCTTCCCTACGCTCACGCTCTTGTTGCGCTTCTTTACGCGCTTCTTCACGTTGCTTAGTTAAATCAGAAAACCGCCTCTCAAGTTTAGGATTCTGCTTTTTTTCCTCTGTGGGTTTAGCTTCTTCCTCTGCCGTAGGTTCACTCTGCTCCGCTTGGTCACTCGGCTCGGTTGGAGTTTCCTCTACGACCGCCTCGGGTGCTGCACGTTCAGCTAAACCTAATCTATTTGCATAAAAATCCGCTGAATTCTCGCTGGTCACTACTGACCCTGCTTCTTTTTCTGACATGAGTTACCTCAAGAATTAACCCAATTGACCCAATTGGTAAGGTTGTGTGGTTTTTACCACAAAATCATCATCAAATCAAGTCCCTAAGATTTGTTCCATTTTTAGTGACTCTGACTGGCTCAAATACAGCGGCAGTGGGCATTGACAAATTGCGCTGCAAAACGCCTTTGTATCCATGCTCTCTAGCCATTCTTTCCAAATCTGTAAATGCTTGTGTTGGATTTGTCATGCCTTTGTTAGCCATTGCTGAATAAGGCGTTCTGTTTGCTTCCAATGCTAATGTCCGAAGTTTCAATGGATCAGACAAAACGTCATATAAATCAGAAACTCTTGCATGATAACGATGTGATCCCAAACCTGGCTCACCGCGTTCTGGATTTCCCTCGTAAAAATACGTTCTGTGCTTGACCGCACTTGGATCTTCTAGCCTGGTTGCTTCTGCGCCTTTAATGCCTGTCCCATACATTTTTGGATCAGTTGAAACAAGATTAGGGTTATGGCTGAAATGGGTTAATTCAGCAGTTACACCATGTTCTGGCTTAATCAAATGTTTTAAATAAGATGGGACGCCGCCAGCATAGTCACCACTCAACATTTCTGGTGGTAACAATAATGATTTTTGTGGTGCATATTGAAAATGATTGCTTAACAAATCCTGCTTTTCAGCTTTGAATTTATCATGATCTTCTATTTTTCCATTACGTTTTGCTTCATAAGCTAATTCATCAAGTTTTGCCGCGGCAGCTTTAATTTCAGCATTCAATCCAGAATAATTTACAACACTGTTTTGTCCGCGAGTTTCTGCGGTCATAGCAGCATGAGCTAATGGACTAAACATGCCGCCATGCGCTGCCCAGGCTTCTTCTTCGCCTTTTGGCCCAAATTGATTGCCATGTACCGCGTGTCCATAAAAGTCATGAACCGCCCTAAACATTTCATTTGTGTTCAGTTTTGTCTTTGGATCAACTTCATTCAAAAATTCATGCTTGTCACCGCCTTGATAAACGTAAAGATGCCTGTTGCTATGAACATCTTTAAGCATTTCCTGGCTGCTTGCATAGTTTCCCTCACCATTTCGGTGAAAACTCATGTTAACGGGCAATGAATCAAACTGTTTTTTAGTTTCTTGGGCCAAAGCACCATATGCCTTGCCGACCAATTCATCGTAATCTTTTACGCCTTGGGTCAGCTTGGGAAATTTCTTTTTATATGCATTAAAAACTTCAGATTTGTAATCTGGATGTTCTGATGCAGCCAACATGAAAGCCTGCGCTATTGGACTTTGTTTAATTAATGAGCTTGGTGTGTTGTTGATTGGCGCGTATGGCTTACTTAAATTTTCTTTTGAATATTTGTCAGCAGCTTGCCGAGCAAAATTATTCGGATCTTTTGTTACACTTTTGACTTTTTCATCCGTAAATGGTTCCGCATTTGGGTGTGATGATGGTCTTGACTCAGTTTTTTGGCTTTCCCATGCCGCTTCTCGTATTCCGCGATCATTAGCGAGATTCTTCTCAACGCTTCTGGGGCGGACTCTCCAGAATGGGCCTTCTTGCTTTGTGTCATATTCAGCACCTTTTTTCAATAAACCTCTACGTTGCAATTCTTTTGCATCAAAATTTGCTTTGTTTGAACCGATAATTGTAGGCATCAAATAGCCCTTTCCTCGGTTTCTATGGCGGCCCCGCGTCTAGCAGCAGCATCAATGTGAGCCAGCAACAACGCAAATTGACCTTTGATGTTTTCAATCTCAAGCATTGTGTCGGTCATCAGCTTGGTATCTTGCTCTTTGCCCATGACTTTCATGTCTACATCGCGGCGCTTAGTTTCGTTGGTCATCTCAATGTCGTGCGCTTTGGCGGTCTGCTTCATCAGCTCGCGCTTGGTTTCGTTATCTTGCTTAACTTGCTCAATGTCCTGACGCTGCTTAATCATCATCTGCAACTGCTGAATCTGCTGACCCATTTGTTGCATTTGCTGTTCACTTTGTGCCAATTGCATCTGAATTTGAGGCGGTACAGGGCTTTTCTCGTCCACTTTGGACAGCGGATTAAGGGTTGCCAAGCGGTCAGCAATTACGTCTGCGCCAGGCCAATCCATGTTTCTGAAGATCAAATCGCCAGCGGTCTGCATCAGGTTCGGATCAGCAGACAACATAGCCATCATGGAATCTACGGCTTCTTGGCGCTTGCTGTTGTAGCCTGGGCCTGTCTCCATCACAACGTCATACTCGCCCACAGTCACGTTATTTAGCACTTCACCAACCGCTGTGCGCTCATTTAACGTGATTAACTCAGGCTTGCCATCATCCCCAATGATTCGCATGACACGCTCGGCATCGTAAATCTTAGGGATAAGGTCAAGAATAATCTTGCCTGTGTGGGAAATTGATCTTGTAAGGTTGTCGTAATAATCAAAGTTGGTCAGGTCAATCTGCTGTTGCTGGCCGTTCAGTGCCTTGCCTGAGATATTCCCTGTAGGCATCTGATTGGGGTCAAAAATCCCCATGATTGCCTGCAAATCATCGTTAATCGTGCTTGCCGCTGTAATTACGCCAGCGGGAGGTGGTTCAGGCTGTAACCTTGTGGGAGGAGGTGCTGGTTGACCATCGATGTCGCGCTGTTTGTATCTCAAATAAGGCGTGGACTTGACGTTAGCCTGCGCCCATTCGTTCTCATGTCCCTCGTCTTGACCCTCTGCCATGATCCATTTGGCCTTTGGCGCCAAAGCAATGCTCTCTGTCAGGCTGGTCTGCCAGAAGTTGTACATACGCTGTGGGTCTTTGGCATGGCGAATCATGCCGAATTTCTTGCGTTTGTTGCCAATTACAACGTGGCGGCCATAAACGGGAACAACGGGAATGTAACGGCCTGGCCAATCACGCTCTTCGATAACCTCAATGGCGGTCATCTTCTTCCATTTAATTGTTTTCTTGAAACTCTGTCGCTCATCTACAACAGTTAAGCCTGCCAAGCTAATACGCTCAAAGAAGTCCTTGCCATCCGCAAACTTGGTTGTGCCGTCAGATAAGTGGTAAAGCGTGGCTTTTTCCCGCACAGTGTAGAAATACTCAGCAAGGCGAATATCCTCTTTGGTAATCCACTCGGATTGGCTGTCGCCTGTGCCGCGTTGGGTAAAGCTGGTTCCATCGTCAAAGCCAGGGTATTGGCTGCGAAACACATCTTTGGGCATCATGGTGGTTATCAGGCACTTTTCAGCGTCCGAACCATCAGGGGCTATGGAATTGGGGTCCCAATAAACTGTAAATGGGTTGTCTACAGGGTCAATGAAGATTTCTTGGTCAAAGCTATCCTCACGCATATATTTGGT